GCTCGGATTTAATTCCGATGTGTTCGAGGGCTTGTTTGATGACAATAAATATGTCGATGCAATGCGCAAGGAATTTGCGCAACCGGATGAAAAGCAACAAGACAACATCGAGTCAATCCGCGAACAAATAATAATGTGCGACTCACTCAAAGCTATAAACGCGCTTTCTGATCAGGCCGGAAAAATGCAGTGGACTAAAGAAGAGCGCGACGAATTAAAGAAAAAGTTTGATGACAAGAGGAGTGAATTAAAATGATAAGACTAACCGATAAAGATTTTAACAGCGATTATGAATTTATAAACGAATCATATTTTAACGCCGATAACGACAGATATGAGTTTAACGATGATTTGACGGTAGATGTTAAATATTCAATTTTTAAAAAGTCGATATGCGTGCAGGGCAATCAGTACGTGCAGGGCAATCAGGACGTGCAGGGCAATCAGGACGTGCGGGGATTTAAACTTTTAAAATCAAAAGGCATAATATCCGTAAACTTCATCGGCTCACGCAAAAGCGCCACAAAGTTTCTTTTTACCCGTGAATCCGGTATCATGGTAAAATGCGGATGTTATTTTGACACGATCGACAACTTTAAAATAAGAGTGTCAAAAGTACATAAAGACAATCAACACGCACACGAATATTTTAATGCGATTGAGTACGCCGTTAAAATGTACGAATATTATAAATCAATCGAGCCCGAATATGTTTGAAAACATCGAACAACAAACACCGGAATGGTATGAGGTTAAAATCGGTAAAGTCGGCGCAAGCCGTCTTGCCGATGTCATGGCAGAGGGTAGAGGCGGGAAACCGTCCGCAACCCGTGCTAATTACATGTATGAGCTTTTAACGGCACGTTTAACCGGTGAATATCAGCAGACCTATCAGTCACCGGAAATGCTCAGAGGCATAGAGCTTGAACCCGAAGCCCGCCGGAAATATGAGATTGTCACGTTTAACGAGGTTAAAAAGATCGGATGGATTGCACACCCTGAAATAGACATGTGCGGGTGTTCACCTGACGGCCTTGTTGATGACGATGGACTCATTGAGATTAAAGTGCCGAACACGAAAACCCATCTTGAAACTGTACTGCACGGTAAAATAGACCGGTCGTACATGTTACAGATGCAATGGCAAATGGAATGCTCCGGCCGTGAATGGTGCGACTTTGTAAGCTATGACCCGCGCTTGCCGGAAAATATCCAGATTTGCATAATTCGAGTTGACAAAAAACAGGAGGTGATTGACAGTATCAAAACAGCAGTACAAGCATTCCTGTCAGAATTGGCAGAGCTTGAAAATAAAATCAGGAGTTTAAGCTTATGAAAAAAGTATTTGACCTTGCCGTCAAAACCGGCGAGTACCAAAAAGACGGTGAAACAAAAAACCGTTATCAGAACATCGGGTCAATCATGGAAAATGACAACGGACAATTCATGATCCTTGACCGAACATTTAACCCGGCAGGAGTACCAAACCCGGACAACAAAAGCAGTGTACTTGTCAGCATGTTTAAAGCAGACAGGGACACCAGCGGGAACAAAAAGCCAACAGGAAATAAATCATCAGCTCCGGACAATCCTTTTAATGATGACGACGTTCCATTTTAAGGCGGTGACACATGGCCATAATAATTGACTCTAATGATTGCATCGGCTGCGGACAGTGTGACGACTTCTGCAATCACAGTGCGATAAAATTCCATTCAACTTCCGGATACGCTCGTGCATATATCAATCAAGATGTATGCACGAGCTGCAAGCTATGTATATCAATGCTTGACTGTCCGGGCGAATGTTTCCACGAGGTTAAACCATGATCTGTAAACAATGCGGTAAAGAGCTTGACGGCGTATTTGCGACTAACCATCAGCGCACCTGTCAAGTGTGCAAAAGGGAAAACGACCTTGCGCGGGCGCGGGTGTATTATGCCCGCAATTCCGCAGAAATCAAGGCCGAAATGAGACGCAGGAGACGCGAAAAGCTCGGTAAAATCGGCAGTATGGCAAAGCATGAAGAGGTGCGTTACTGCGTAAAACAGCGCGGTGCTGATGATCTCGGTTGCCTTGACTGTAAACTGCCTCAATGTGTACAGGTTGCTTATTATCGCGGTGAAACTGAAAACAGTACAGGTTTTAAACAGCGATATGAACAGCTCAGGGAAACAACATGGAAGGCAAGAGAGCAGGAACTTGATGTACATACAGAACTAAACGCACTTATCACCCGGACACCGATTGCAGGCAATGGCCGGAATAAGTACGTCAGAAATAACATAGGGAGGCGGTAAAATGAGTTTTTGCGAATGTTGCGAACATCACAAAATACTAATAGGCGACGACCGGAAAAGATGTTTTTTAGGTTTATTTCCCGGCGGTATAAAATGCTTGAATAACCGTAAAACATCAGACGCACAAAAAGCCATAGACTGCATAGACGCTTTAGATTCAGCAGTTGACAAACCCACACACTACACATCCGGCGCGGTCGAGTGCATAGACGCTATAAGGTCGGCACTAACACCGGACGAGTTTAGAGGTTATTTAAAGGGCAACATCATGAAATACGTATGGCGCGAACGGCTTAAAAATCAGGATCAGGACCTGCAAAAAGCGGCTAAATATCTTGAATGGCTGATTGCAGAGATGCAAAAAAACGGGGGTCAAAATGCAGTTTGAAAAATATCAGCATTTGGAAAAATACGGGACAGTTGAAACCGAAGGAATAAATATCGGACTCTGTTATGTCTTCCCAAAAATAGACGGGACGAACGGGTCTATATGGCTTGATGGTGAAACGGTTAAAGCCGGATCACGTAACCGGGAACTGTCAGAAGAGGCTGATAATGCTAATTTCTACAAAAGCATTATGACAGCCGAAAATAACAAATACTATTTCATGGTTAAAGATAATCCGGATTGCATTTTTTACGGCGAATGGCTTGTTCCGCACTCGTTAAAAACATATCAGGAAAACGCATGGAACAAATTTTATATTTTCGATGTCATGCGTAACGGTCAATATCTGCCATATGAAGAGTATAAAGAAATATGCGACAAGTACGGGGTTGATTATATCCCAGCACTGGCCAAAATTAACAATCCGACTGACAGTAAAATTGCTGAATATGTCGATAAAAACGATTATTTAATACCACTCGGTGCGGGTATCGGTGAGGGAATAGTCATAAAAAACTATGACTATAAAAACAAATTTGGCCGTGTAACGTGGGCTAAAATAGTCACGTCTGACTTTAAGACTAAAAACCGTCAGGCATTTGGAACGCCAACCGATAAAGAAAAGGAATATGTTGAGCGTAAAATCGTTGATAAGTACGTAACACCGGCTTTAATCCAGAAAGAATACGGTAAAATAGCGGTTGATGGATTTACGTCTAAACAGATCCCGCAGCTTTTGAACACTGTATTTTATTGTTTGATTAAAGAAGAGTCTTGGAACTTCCTGAAAGATTTTAAGTTCCCGGTTGTAGATTATTCAACTTTAAGACACTATTGCATAGCGAGAATAAAGGAAGTTATGCCACAAATTTTTTAAAAAAAGTTGAATAGTTGTTGACAAAAAAACATGCGTTTAGTATAATAGCAAAATAGCCGGTTGAGATATACCGGCATTACTTCAAAATTGAACCGACTGGACCCGGATTGAGTTTTGAAGAAAACTGCAAAACCGCATCTAATTTTATTGGTCCAGATAAATTAGATTGCGGTTTTTTTATTTTAAGGTGGATAAGTGATAATATTAGATATAAAACAAAAACAAATTGAGGAAGCGCAAAATTTATATACATTTAAAAATTTAAAGGGATCAATAACAAACGGACAATCAAATATATATGGCGCATTGGGTGAGGTAATTGTTTACGATTATTTTAAAGATAAAAAATTCAACATAATTAAGCAAAATACATACGATTATGATTTAATAATAAATGGTTATAAAGTTGATGTTAAAACAAAAAAAACTACAGTAACGCCTTTATCACATTATTTATGCAGTATATCTGATTTTAATACTAAACAAAAATGCGATTATTATTTTTTTTTAAGGGTAAAAAATGATTTTACAAAATCCTATTTACTTGGATATATAACCAAAAAAGATTTTTATCAATATTCATTTTTTAAATATAAGGGAGATATAGATATTAACGGTTTTATTTTTAAAGATAATTGTTATAACATAGAAATAGAAAAATTAAATAATTTTAAAATTGAGGGTAAATAAATGCAGTGGTATAAACATGACACAAACGCAACGAATGACGCCAAAATTAAAAAACTAATTATAAGGCATGGTGCGGTCGGGTATGCTATATATTTTCACTGTTTAGAATTGATTGCCGGTGATTTATCAGAAAACAATATCACTTTTTGTCTTGAACACGACAGCGAAATAATAGCAGATAATTTAAAAATACAAGGCACTCCAGAAAAATCAGGCATGCAAATAGTTGAAGAGATAATGCACTATATACTTGAACTTGATTTATTTCAGGAAAGGAATAATCATATATATTGCTATAAACTATTAAAAAGACTTGATTCAAGCATGACAAGCAGTCCGAAATTCAGACAAATTATATCAGACGCTAAGCAAAATCATGATTTAGTCATGACAGAGTCATGCAAGATAAGAATAGATAAGAATAGAATAGATAAGAATAGAATAGAAGTAGATAAAGCGCCGTTCGGCGCGAGCGCGGATGATTTTAAAAAAATAGAATACAAATACTCAGGAGTGATGCAAGACAACAAAATAGCGCGTCTAGCCATGGAATATCTAAATCAATTGACCGACAAAAAATACAAAACCAAATCACAATACACCGACGAGATGATTGATAAACTTGTTGAAGAGGGCTACACGCTAGACGACATTAAAAAAGTTATCAACATAAAAACTCAACAATGGAAAGGCACAGAAATGGAAAAGTTCCTTAGACC